TCAAAAACTTTAACAGTTTTAGGGTTTGACATTGTAATATTCCTTCTATTCTCATATTACCTTAGTGTTATGCACCCGATTCATTCGGATACTCCATTTCGCAACCGTTTTCATTATCTTCGGCTACTGAAATCTTTATGTAACGATTCGGATACTTTGTTTGTATTTCTAATGCCAAATCGTCTGCGATCATTTCACAACTCTTATGATTAAGTTGTAATACACTTGTACTGCTTTCTACTTCTGCGTACAAACGTTCTAACCATCTTTTAAACTGTATAAACTCTATGTCTCTATCATCATGGAAGACTTCAATCCATACTTTAAAGTGAAATATATGTCTGTGAGGATAGCCTAAGAACGATACATCGTCCCAGTCACCTGTTGCTAACTTAGGATCTGTATCAGCACCAGGATACATGTGTATACCTTCTTTACTGAATGTTACCCAAATGCTTCTCATATTCTTTTATCCATAGTGTAATGATACTGTACCTGACTGCAAAAGTCAAGCACTAGTTGACCCGTTTTCAACTAACTTATTTATTCTCTGGATTGTTAGTTTTTCCCATGATTCTCCTTGAGCCTCAGGATCCATATACTGTTTGTCTTGTGTTGTCCAAAGATCAACTAAAGCAGGATCTTGTTCAGCATAATCATGTAAAAATGAATTTCTCTTTTTCCATGCATTCATATGATCCATATCTCCACCAATGTCCTCACACCATTTACCACTTACTATATCTTCAAATTCAATATTAGTAACTTTAGGTCCTTCACCGTAAAGACTAGGACCTTTTGCTGGTAACCAAGAAGGATCGTGTTTGATTATATTAATCATTCCTTTAATTTCATCTAATGCATGTTCTTGTATCATTTTTTGACCGTTGATCTCAATCCAATAATGTCTTAAAAATCTTAACCATCTACTTTTCATTGTAGTAGTTGTTATGTTAATTACTTCTTCAAACATATCTAAATTAGGGATAAGAAAAAGTGGTTGATGATGTGCAAACCATTTACCATCTGTCCACGACTTTTGAGTTAATTTAGTTGTTAAGTTTAACCATTCTTTTTCATGTATTGGTAATAGAATCCAGGGTATGTGGACATCATTATTCCATTCATGCTCTAGCGGCACTTTGAGTATATGATTAAATCTGTTTTGCACTACTGATAATTCAAAAGGACTTTTAGTTCCGTTTAGTATGTCAGTTATAATAGCGCCAGCACAAAATGACCCGACACAAACTATCTTCATTCATCTACGCCCTGCATAAGTTCATCACTATCTTCTAAATCTACATCTGTATTTATGGGAGTTTCATCCTCTACAGAAAAAAGTTCATTAAACATTGTACCTGCATTAACCGCTCTCTTACCTGAAAAGCCCTGCGATCCTGACATTATTTGCATCCAGAATCTACTGTGTTTATCAATCAAGTCTAATGATTTTTGTCTATCGTTAAGTGCAAATATCTCGTCAACTAGGTCTCTGAATCTAACACGTTCAAATGTTTCGTTCATCAACATTGCGGGGACACACCCTTTGTCATACTGTCGATTTGCTTCTTGGACTGCAAACATATGCTGATAAACATTATGTGCTTGAAGCAGTGTATAACTGAGTGTGTCCCATGACGTTTTAGTTTCTTTACCATGTTTGTTTAAGAAACCTTCACCACGATAACAAAGGTCTTTCATAACCATTGCGTTAGTGACTGGGGAATCAGAGAACTTCTCATGTATTCCTTCTGCTAATACAGCATCACTAAACTTACGCATATCTTTATCAAAGCCTTTGTTCTCAGCAGTCTTTTCCATAGAGTAAGTCCACTTCGTATTGTGTTTCATGTTAGAGTTAAAGTATGCTAACCCTTTAGCCGCACCAAAGAAAGGAGATGCACAATCGAATGTGATCTGAAGATCAGGATTGTGATACTTTCTTACTGCTTTCTGTATATCAGAAAACAAGACAGCATATTCTAAGATAGATGTACCTAGACAATGAATAAGATCATGCTTGCCTTGTTCTAGTAAACCATCGTGTATAATTCCTACAATACGTTTCAATGTTAAATGAATATCAATCTTGTTCTGACCACCAAACGCCCAGCCATTGAAGTGATTGTCTGGGTATGCTTTAGGATCGCAATAGACTTTCATTTGCTCATACCATTCGTCAGACTGAGTGTGATTTAGACCTTGCAATACATTAAGAAATTTACAAGCACCACTACGATTATGAATGAAATAATCATTGTTAATGTGAGTAGCAATCATCGCCTCTTCAATTGTTTGAATACCATGCACTGATTTACCATCTTTACCTTTAACATGATATGTACTTAATGACTGTGAAGGTATGTCTAAACACATGCCGTAGTCCATATACGTGTCCATCCATGTCAGAACTTCAATGCGTTTCTTCATCGCACGTGGGCAATTCGGGTCTTTCCAATCAGCGGGCCACTGACATTTTAGAATCTGGAAGCCGCCCGAATCGCCTAACATAAATGTGCCCTCTTCTCTATCACGTATGATAGACTCAGCGGGGATTGTTTTAGTCACATCCAAATCTGCATGGCCAGCAGAATACAATCCCCACTTATAAGTGAACAGACCTTTCTTAGAGTTTAAGAAATTAAGACTTTCTACGTCTCCGTTGAACCCTGCAGGGATACGTTCTTGAGGAAAGTAATCCTCAGTAGTTGTATCTCTTTGCTTACCTAGTCCAGTAATAAAAAAACTGCTGACTGCGGGTAAGAACAGTGCCCAATCCGGCTTATGCTCTTTTGATAGATCAATCTGTTCTGCCATAATACTTTACTTCGCTTGTGCTGGTAATAGATATTCGTAAACTGTGTAACCACTGTCTACCGTGATTTGTGCCGCACCCTGATCTGAGATACGTACAGTCTTGTCACCAGGAAGATCCATGATTGACAAGAATACTTTAACAGGCCAGTGCCATGCTCTAGTAAGTTCACCAGTCACCATAGGCTGAAACACAAAGTTACCTGAGTGAGTTGAAGGATCACCAAAGAAGATTTTAAGATCGCCACCTTCTGTTTTAGTAGTGAAGTTCAATTCTTCAGAGTTTGCTTGTGCCTGCATTTTCAAACGCATAATGCCTGCGACTGTCGGTTCAAATTCTACGTCCCAAGTAGCACCTTTAAAAGTAACATTTCTTACTTTTTCTTCGATGATTGCTTGTGACATCAAACGATAGTCATTAATAAAGTCACCTTGTTTAGTTGCAAAGTGAATTGCACTAGGTACTTCATTACCTTCTTTGTTTGCTTTAGTCATATTGATTTCAGCACTATCATCATTATAAACATCAAAACTAAGAATAGTTTTTAGTTTAGTCAGATTCGGCATACCGAACGTTCCTATGAAATCAGCAACAGGCGTTTTAGTTTTGCCTGTCACAATAACAGATTTGTCTTCTGCAATTGCATGGACTTCAGTTTCTGTATCAGTTCCCACGATCTTAACAAGATCAACGATGCCTAGACTGTGCGTGTAACCGATGATGTCTAATAAGTTATCTTTCATTTATACTCCTCGTAATGTATTTAGGTAGATATTATATGTATTATATCTGGATTTATTGTGTAAAGCAATTGTTTTGGACAATCGATTTACCCGAAACTAAACAACTCATCAAATGTTGAATTAGTGTCTGTGTTTGCTCTCAAGTCCCATTTGAGAACTCCTAGTAAGTTGCTAATCTTTTCATCTACTAGTGTTGATTCCATTAAGTTATCATCAAAAGGAAGTTCTTGGAACCACTTGGGAAGTCTAAGTTGATCTTGCGGATAAGCAACACTTGTATAACCTAGAGCATTAGTTTTAAGTTTACAGACTACAATTTTGAAGCCATCCATGATCTCCATAGAGTAGTTGTCTCCGTGTACTCTTTTGAGTGTGTTCCAGTTCATTGCCGCTCTCACATGACCAGGCATGTTTGCACGACCAGTCTTAGATTTCTTTTCTAATTGTGTATAAGAAGTCAACTTGTTTACTCCTTTAGGAGAACCTTTTGTCCATGAATCCTTCTCACCTAATACATGTTTAAACTCTTTAATCTTTTCAATGATGTCATCACGACCTAATCCAGAAAGAGTCATCTCTAACACTTCTGATAGAAAGTTTTGTACATACTTAGGAGTATCTGCACGTTTGAGATCGAGTCCCATTGCTTTGACATACATAGCACCTTCTTCATCAGTACGTTTGTTCTCAGCATCATAGATATTGATTGCATATCTTTTCTTAGTAATGAATAAGCCTCTGTCACCACAGACTTCTCTACCACCTTTGATAATCTCACCTTTCTCACGTGGACAATGAAATGCATTCTCCATAAAGCCAGGAAACGATATATTACATTGGTCAGACATGCTTTCATACAAATCGATAAATGTTTGCTTCTTGTCTTCTAATGACATATCTTTTGGTAAGTCTTCTTGTAGCATAGGCCAAGCACTAAAGTAACAGGAGTCAGTATCACCATAGATCATTGCATCGCCTGTGTGATCATATACTCCAGTCATTATCTCATTAACATAAGCAGACATATGTTTTGTCACACTTCGTCCTGTTAACGTTACCGACTGTCCTATACGTTTATCATAGAAACGACAATGCTCATTCAAAAGTGCACCATATGCAGAGTTAAGTAGAATCTTACGAACTAACTGACGTTTGTCCCAGAAGTCTATGTCTTTCTTTGTAGTAGACTCTCTGAGTTTAGCCTGCATAATCTTACGATCAGAATACCATTTAGATAACAATCCAGGAATTACACCCTCTGTGTCTGATCTAAAGATTGTACCGTTAGCACTGAGAATAAATTGATTGTTAGAATCATAAATCATCTTCCATATCTGTGCCGCACTCATTTCCGCTTCTCTACCATCTTCATAATCAATGGTTAGCATTGTGCCACGTTCCTGATTTAGAATTGCAGTATACTCAAGTGAACCGAACAGTCCTTCCCATAAGACAGGACCTTCTACTGGAGCATCACCATCTTTATATCTAGGCTTTTTCTTTGCAAGTGCAAGACCTTTCTCATCCATGTAATGTTCTGTAAGAGTGTGTCGTACTTGCCCTACGATTGTTTCTGGAGCCATGTTCAAAGCACGAATAACTGAAGGATACAGAGAGTTGATATCTATAGAGCCGATCCATTCATGCAATCCTTTCTTAGGAGTTGCAACATAAGCACCTGCCGCTTGACCCTCACTAACTGTATTAAGATTTGATCTTATCTTGTTGGGTACGACCATGCCACGTTCATGTGATTCGTTCATAATAGCCATTTCAATCATAGCAACTGAGCCCATGACAGTCGGAAGCAATACAGTATTCTCATGTGCTAGTTGGTTAGCAAGTTCTAAGAACTGCAACTTGTCATCTAGTTTTTTGAGTAGCATTGTGTCCTGTCTGTTATACTCAATGAACTTCTTAAAGTCTTTGTTGTATAACTGATCGAGTGAACCTTCATACTCAGTCTTCTTCTCTCCTACTTCTAACTCACCAATCGCATCTAGTTTATAACTGTGACGAGACTCGTAGTTGTACTTCTTGTAGAGTTGAAGATAATCTAAATGAATACGACCTACTAAGTCAAATGTTTCTTCTTCTTTACCAAATCGTTCATACTTTCTTTTCTTAGGATACTGTCCTAGTAAACAGAACTTACGAGTGTCATCTTTACTCATAACTTTTGTTACACGATTAACCATATAAGGAATATCATATCCCTCTGAGTTCCAACCCGACATAACATCTGCATCTTCAATCAAAGCAAAGAATGCATCAAACAATTCTTTTTCTGTTCTAAACAAAAGAGTATCCGGGAAGTCTGCAATTGCTTCTTGGGCAGTCTCATATGTCATATGCTTAGGGGGAACTGCTAAACAGATCAATTGATCTAACCAGTCTAAGTATAAACTGACAGCAGTAACTGGATTGAATGGATCACTTGGAGGAGAGAATCCTCTAGCTGGATCAAAGTCAACTTCAATATCAAAGAAACATGTGTGTAGTTTTGGAGCCTCTATGCCGAGATAGTTTTCACTCAGACATCGAAAGACAATAGGAATATCAGATTCAAACAAACGTTTGCCAGAATGCATACGTTTCTCTCTTTCCCACTCTGCTTGTTTCCTAGAAGAAAATTTAGTAACAGCGGTTCCATATAATGAACGATGTTTACCTTTAGCGTTTTCATAATACAACACATAGTTAGTAGGATATTCTTTGAATATCCTTTCACCATTCGGATCTCGTTCTACGACATGAATTCTTTCCGCAGACTTATCATGTATTGCATCGATATACGCCATTAAAGAGTTCTACCAACTGTCTCCAAGATATCGTTTAATTGTTCGTGGTCAGCATTCGTATCAGTTAGTTTGCTTTTGTAAGCAATTCTGATTGCTTTCTTTAGAATAGAAGGCTTGATTTCAAGTTCTTCTGCGATTGCTTTTACTGTATCAGAAAGACCGCCGCTAAGTGTTTCAACTTCTTGCATGACTCCCATGCCCTCGTTAATGAGTTGCTTCATCTTAGTGACTTGCTCTGGATTAAAGTATTTTGCTGCCATTTGTTTCTCCTGTAATTGAATGTAAATCTATATGCATAGTATACAGGATTATCTGTACACTGTCAAGCATATTATGGGCGTAATTACCCGTTTCTAGTGTCATCAT